AGCGATACAGTCGCGAGCTGTTTGCGAATTTCAGGGATGAACTTTCCCCACTTACCGGCAAGCTCGCCAAGGACTTCAGACTCGGTAAGACGCGCATTTGTCTGGATACTCATGCCGAGCAAAGCTTGCTTCTCACGTGCAGTCCTCTGTTCATCGGTCAAGGCATCTTCCGTCGTGCGCGTTACTTCTGCATTCGCGGCAGTCTCGATACTGCCCCACTTGGTTTCGAGAGCTTCGACTTTTTCGCGGATCGGTTTGAATTGCTGCTCGAAAGATTGCGTCATGCGATCAACAAGAGCATCGACTTCCGATTTGCCCTGCTCATCCTTCTTGTCAGGAGGCGCTTCTTCTTTGCCTTTGTTGAACGGCCAGCCCATCGCGTCGCTCTCTTTCTAGCGTTTCAACTTCTACGCTACTCGTTCTTGCTTGTCTATAGCTTGAGCACTTTTGTTATATAACCTCGTAACGCGAGCGTTCGTGAGAAGCACGACGATAAATCTCCGCACCGAGAGATTCTCTGGCTTCTCACGACGCAACCACGACTTCAGTTCCTCCGGTAACTCGATGAGGAACGGTGCGCTAGCTCGCTTCACTCCCGCTCCTCGTTACGCCGATTTTGCCGCCGGAGCTGCCGCGACCGGAGTATTCGCTGCTACCGCAGCCGCGAGTGCCGCTGCGTTCGCCTGCATTGTTACAACAAGAGCATCAATCGCCGGATTATCGCCAGTCGGCGACGCTGCTGCGATCTCTGCCGCGAGTTGCGTAATCAACGTCAAAACGCTCTGATCGACTGCTGTTTCGTTTGCTACTGCTGTCGTTAGATTTGCCAGACTATTCGTAGTGCTCATTTCGAATGCCACCTCTCTCTTTTGATTTTCCTGCTGATTCAACAAAATCTGTTTGCACAAATTCTCGATGCGCGCGAGCTGGCCTTGGTTGAACATTATTTGTTCTCCTCGCGCCAGCTCTTCAAATCTTCCTCGAACTCCGTAATCCGTTCGATGCCGCTCAGTATCCCACGCAAACTATTCTGCTCCGCCGCCTGCTCCATGCTTACAACTACCTCATGCGCCAGGCGGTACGACAGGTTCTCCGCCACTTCCTTGAGGTCCTCCACCAGCAGCGCCCACCCCGGCTGGCTTACCAGGTGCTGCGCCGCCTCCACGTTGGCGAATGAGCGCGGCCACCGCTGCGAGTCTTGGGTCACTGCCTTGCGCTTGGGCATTCGCCCCTCCGTTCGGCTGCTCTTGCGGGAACTCGATTTCCGGCACGTACTCTTCCGGCTGGTCTGATAGTTGAAAGTCCCTGATAATCTGCTGCATCAATCGCGTGCGCGACTTCACGATGCTTGTTAGCCATTTCTTGTAGTGCGGCGGCGTCTCGGCATTCTCGATAGCCTGAATCATCGAAGACGTTTCTTTGATGTACATCCCCATCGCTTGATTCAGGATCAACTCGTTCTGCTTTGTTATTTCCTTGTTCGCGCTTGCCGTCGCCGCGCGCATCGGTATCTTGACCTTGCGCTCCAGGTAATCGTTGAGCGCCTCGCCAAGCAGCTTGTCATCAAGCCCGAAGAGCGAACCCTTGCGGCCAAGCCCCATCGCTCCATACATATCGGTCAACAACCCAAACAGCTTGACGTGCGAGTGCCGGAAATCAGACGTTCTGTGATTGACGCGCGTATTCCCATCCGAGAGCGCCATGAACGTTGCCCCGGTCTGGTATCGTCCCTTCTTATCCATCTGCCCGGCCCCCGCGCCTGCTACAGCAGGGCCAATGCCAAAACGTTCGCGCGCTTGAGCAATCATCGCCGCTTCGTTCTCCATCGAGAGCGAAGCCATCGCCGGAGAGCCTACATCGTAATGCTCGAACTCATCCTTGCCGAACGGAAGACCCGCACCGGGAAACACTTTCAAGTTGCGATCGATATTCTTATTCATCGGAGAAATACGATTCAGCCCGAGCATCCCCCACGTAATCGAGTCGGTGCGCTGATTCTTCGCCGTACTGATCTCGTCTTGCGCATCTTTGCCTATGTCGGCGAGGCCGCGACCATTCATTCCCTTCTCGCCGCTCGATAGCCGTGTTCTGACAAGTGGAATCTGATTCTCGGGGATGAAATTAAACACCTGGTTCATTACTGTTTTTGTTTCGTAGTGATACCACGCAATCAAGCGAAACTTCTTTCTGTTGTGATACCAGTAGAAGTAGCACTCTTCGATGTCCCACTCGGCGAGAATCTTGTCCTCGGTGTCGGTAATGCCTTTGCGCTTGTTCTCACGCTTGCGGTTCTCGTCCGGCCCGTAACGATCCGGCTTGCCGATAATCAGCGCGACCTGGCCTTTCTTGTAATGACCTTTAAACTCACGCTCTTGAAGCTGCCGCCGCGTCAGCGTCACGCGCCGCGAGATGAAGTCCGACTCCTCCGGCGTGTCGGCATCGGGGTCGTAGAGCACATCTTCGTCTCGAAGGTTAATCACTTTCGGCCCTTCATAGAGCGTGTCTTCCTCGAATTTAGTGCCTTTGCCTTCCGCGTAGCCGATATAGACAGACTCGATCCGCTTCTCGGGCGCGCAGCACATCCACGCCGTGCCGATCAACGAACTTGTACTGAACCAGATATTTTCTTTCGCGTACAAGTCCAACTCGTTTGGCTCATACGCGAAATAATCCATCGCCTGCTCTAAAATCTTCGACTTCTTACTATTATGCTCCGACTCTTGCTGGTCATTCGACTTCGTGAAATACCTGTAGCTGATAATCGGCGGCACGCCCCACACGATTCCCATAACACGTGCCGCCATATCATCGTTCGCTTCGCCTACGACCTGGTGCACGAGGTTCGCGCAATTCTCGAATGGCCAGGACTTCTTTTCTTCGCGCGGCTTGCCTTCGCCGATTCGCCGCCACTCGGGGACCAGGTTCTTGTGGCGCCGCTCTAATTGCTTGCGGCGCGTCTCGACCTGCTCGTGAAGCCAGTGATTAATACTTTCATCCACATCCTTGCTGAAACTCGTCTCACGCATCTCGAACTTACGATTCGCCCGATAACTGAGCTTCGGGGTTTGCTCGGGTGCAATAGTGGGGAGAGTGGCCATTACTCAATAATCCATTTCTTGGCCTGTTCGAGCAGCCAGAGAATCCATGTCTCATGTCTCATATGTCTCATAACCCGCTTCCCACGTTAAGAGCCATCGCCACACGCGCCCGCTGTCTTCATTCTCCCAGTCTGGATTAGATTTCCTTAACCAACTTGCAAACTGGGGATGTTCCTCCAAGATTTGCTCAATATCATAGTCCGGCCAAGTCTTCATTTGCTTAGGTCCCCCCATGAATCAGTATCCTCCCGCTCCAACACTCCTGCCAGCAAACTCAGCCTGCTGGCCTGCTAACCAAGCCGATGCCCCGCGCACACCAATGCCTCCCAACGTTTGCCGCGCATAACCCAGCGTGTCGAGAATGTCTACCAGCCCAGCCGGGTACGCCGCGACCTGGCCTATGAGCTTCGTCTGCGAGCGATGCACGAACAACTGCCCGTTGCGCATAATCGGCTCAGTAGTCTCAATTCGGTTCTTCTTCGCGTTCTCGCTGTTATCGTACGGCAACTCATTTACGAAGATTGGCCGCTTCTCTTTCGCGTTGCGCTCGTCGAGATAGAACTTCAGCAAGTTCTGAGCAGCCACCGTCTCAAGCCACATATCGCGCATTCCCCAGCGCGCACCAATCTTGTAGATGTTCTCCACCAGGTCCGTGTAACTCGAAGGCTCGGCCCAGCATTCAAGAATGTAAATCTTGTCGGTCTCCGGGTCGTAGCCTAGAACCAAAATCACATGATCGCACCGCTTGCGCTTCTTCGCATGCGCGAGGTCTACAATCATCCGGCGATGCAGCACACCTACCGGTATCGTCTTGCCAGTGTCGCCATCTACAACTTCATGCTCGATGAGCAACTGGTTGCGAGGATCGTCAAGCGTTAAGTCCGGCCTGCTCTGCTTAAACCTGAAGTACTTCAGCCATTCGACTTTAAAGATGCATTCTTCGGGCAGTACAGACTCGTTCAAATAAAAATGCGCGTAGTCGTACGCGCCTACGTCGGAACGTTTCTGCTCCAGCCTCTCCATCGTCCACTCTTCTGGGAATATCGGCGCGCCGCGCTTCGGATGACGCTTACAGCAACCGCCCTCCGCGCTGTGCGTCTCGAACTTGAATTGCTTCTGATTCTCGCGAATCCAGCTATTCAAGTCGTTATGCCCCCAGCGATTGCCAATGACGAGCTGACGGCCTGCGGCGATGCTCGACTCGGTAGTATCGAGGCGCGTCGTAAGCTGCCGATGCCAGCGGATTAAATCTTCTAGGACTCGCCCGTCACCTTTAAGCATTGAGAACTGCGCCGCTCTTCCCATGTTGTCGTCTTGAATTGTTGAGTCAGGGTGAACTCCTTGGAGAGCTTGACCGACTCCTCGGTAAATGAAAGTGCCGGTAGTGGCGTCGAGATCGCCGAGACCGCGCATTCTCTTGTGAAACTTAGCATGATCGTTCCAGGTGCAGGTGTTATCGGGAAGGATGTCAGAGAAAACGAATCTGAATAAGTCATTGTTAACGTAATGCTCATCTACCTCCTTTCCCATATCAATCGCGCGGCCTTCGATCTCGTGCGTCGTTAACGTACGCGTGTTCTGATTGTGCGCAATCTTCATCCAACGAATCCACGCCTCATCATAACCAAGCAACTGCATCATGTACTCGTCGCGCGACGTGAATGGCAACGCCCACCACATGCTTAGAGCGATGCCTATTGTCGTTTTGAAATGCCCCATCGGCTCTTCGAGAACTAGGTGCAGGTCTTCAACTTCCAGGCTTTGACACATTTGCCAGTGAAGTAGCGAGAGGCGAGTCTTGCGAAGTGTATGAAGACTGAAGAAGAAAAGACTGCCGAGGCTGTTCAACCGAATGCTATCGCGATAAGCGTCGGTGTCGTTCGTCGGGATGGGAAGTGGCTTCCACTTCATGTTTCACGAAACTTCATGCCGCCGTACCAATCGCTGCGCTGCGCTTCACGCGGCGCAGCTCTAGATGGCCTTTGACTTTCGCCAATACTTCCGACTCGCGAAGGATCACGATACACACCGCAACGTCGCGGCCTTCAAGATCAGTCGCAGTGAGATCGAACGCATGGCCGGCAAAGCTGGGATAGATTACTGCCTGGCCGCGAGTGAAACACGTTACGGCACC